TACCAGCAGTAAAACGAGCGATTACTCTTACGTTTTGAGAACCATCAAGGTCAGCCATATCTAAAACTTTTACTTGGTTCAAGTCAGATAATACACCTGTACCGAAGTATAAGTTAGAAGTCTGTGCAGCTACCATTTTGTTGTCTGCAAGACCGTTAGCCATAAAGATAGAGATTCCATCGAAAGATAAAGCTCCGTTGTCATACCATTGAGTACCTTTGTTGTCAGTACCAGCGTTTGATGTTGCAGCAACATTAAATCCGCCTAATGCACGAACGTATGCTTTCATTACGTTTTTAGAAACGTATAATTTAAGGTCTTCTTTACCGTAGATAGCAGAAGGAATAGCGTCTACTACTTTACCCATCTCTTCGATTACGTTTCCAGCAGTAATAGCAGTTCCAGTTACATCGATAACATTGTTATCATCAGCAAATAAAGTTGTGAAACCATCAATAGTTGAATCATCAGTAGGGCTAGATTTAGCTCCAGCCCAAATCATAGCTTCTGTTTCTTCAGCTACTTTAGCAGCAACGTGAGCTACTAGGTAGTCAGCGAAAGATGGAGGTAAGCTATCGAATGCAGAATACCCCATAGAGATAGCATCCCAGTCAGAACGAAAATCATCTTTACAAAGCTGTAAGTTAACTTGGAAAGTTTCTGGCTCAAGGATTCTTTCATCAAGAGTTACAGAAGAACTGTCAGTAAAGTCACAAGTGTCGCCAGCAATCAAAGAACCTGTAGCAAGTGATTTGATAACAGCTTTAAATTTAACATTTGGTTTAACGCTTACACCACCGTTTTCAATAGTGTTAGCAGATAATAATGCAGCAGAGATAAAGCCTTGCAATTTCTCACCAGCATAAGTTGTAGTAATAGTTGTGTTTGTTGCCATTTTTATTAAAATAATTAATTATTAAACATTTTGTTGAATACTCTGTCTTTAGTAGTCATTGGTCTGTTTCCGCCAATAACAAATCTAGCTTTACTTTCTACGCCAGACTCAGGAGAATGAGAGATTTCTTCAGCCTCTTCTGATAAATCAACATCAGAACTCAATTCTGCTGGTACTTCTTTTTGGTATTCTTCTTCTTTTTTTACAAGACTCTCAATAACATCCATAAACTCTTGTTTCATCTTGGATAAGTCTTCTTTAGTTGCGTATTCTGGAGCAGCAGCTTCTTCTACCACTTCTTCCTCTACGACTTCTTCTTCAGCTAATTCAGTAGTTTCTTCTACTACTTCCTCGCTAACTTCTTCTTGAGCTTCTAACTCAACGTTCTCTACTACTTCTTCAGAAGACAATTCCTCTTTGACTTCTTCGATAGGAGTCTCAGAAACTTCCGCTTCAGTAGAAAGAAAAACATTTTGTAGCTTTTCTAAAATTTCTGTAGCTTTCATAAATTAAAGGTTTTTTATATTAGTATAACAATTAAATTAAAGTTTATTTCATTTTTATCTAGTCATCGTCGTCATCAGAATCTGGTATACCAGTAATAACTCCTATGCCTTGTTTCCAGTAGTCAGCCGCATTGCAATCTTTGCAACAGCTTATGCAGTATGTATTTTTACATTTACAGTATTTAGCTCTCATATTATGCTGATTGAGTTTTTTGTATAAAATAGATTATATCCCATATCTTAGCAGTACCGCCATGAGATTGTATTTTTATTTGAACTCCATTAGAAACAAAATCTGAGTCTGTATAGTATTGCATAACTTGATGAACACCTTGCTCGACATTGTTTCCTTTGTAGAATTGTTGAACCATGTGGACTCTTCCTATTTCACCAGAACCAACAAGAACTATATCTAGGTGAGTATGATTTGTATTAGCTGCACTAGCCTTAAACACAACAGTTGTTATGAAAACGTCATTCTCATTTGTAGAAATCAACTTCTGAGTGTTTGCATCGTAATAATTAGCACCATCGCTATTTACTATATTACCAGCATTGTTAGGCAATACAACTTGTACTTGGTCTACTAGGTTAAGTTTGTTATCAGAATCGTACTGAGTATCATCAATACGCATCCACCCTAACCCTAAAGAACCAGCACTTTGCGGATACACTCTTACATTCTCTCCAGAGTGCCCCATATAAAGACCACTATCAGTCCTAACTAAAGAACCATTTTCTATATTAGAATTAGATAACTGACTATCGGTCATATTATCTGTCTTTACCTTGTAAGAAGTGTTAAATACCTGACCCATATTACTTGTCTATTTGTTTAAGTTTACTAATAGCCCAGTTGACTCCAGCAGAACCTCCCCAAGCATCCCACATAAGACCACCACATCCCTCAGAATAAGGTACGTCTTTGTGTTGTTGGTGTCTCTTAAACGATGCCATTCTTGCAATCGTAGAGCGGCTCAAACTAGCGCCTCTAGCTAGTTGCGAGGCTCTTGTCCAGCCCACACTTGTTCCGCAAGAACTACCATTTTCTTTTTTCCATTTTAAGGCTCTTTTAGCGTTGTTTCTAGCAGCCTTTGGATAATCGCTATAGGTTTCTAGTTCAACCTCGTTAGAAGCGCTTAAAATCTCTTGTATCTCGTATATCTTAGCTAGGTCTTCTGCTGACAACTCTTCCTCTACACTTTCTTGTGGTCTATCAGATTTCTTGTCACTAAAGAACCCCTCAATACTAAAGCCTTTTACCTTTTCAGTCTTAATAAACTCTTCCCATATCTCATCGTTATTTACTTTAACCGATACCATCCAAGTTCCTACAGGCATATTAAGATTGTATTTACGAGACTTGTCTTGTACTTCGTCTTCTATTATCCAAGACTCTACAACAGATAAGCCACCTAGCTCTACTTCGTGTTCTAAGGTTGAGTTGTTTTGCTTACCCCTTGATAGAAAAAGCTGTGAAGCTTTTCTTACAGTTTCTTCAGAGAAGTGAATGTAATATTCTTGCTCTCCGTTTCTTCTGTATATTTTCTTGTTAGGAATCAATGCAGCACCCATAAGAATACGTTTCTCTGCATTTACTTCGGCTAGCTTTACTTCTTGTGATTTAAGCGCTATAAAGTCTTCCTCTATAGCTGGATTCTCAACAATGGAAATGGCTTCTATACCACCCCATTCATTTTCCTCGTCTATGAATAATTCAAATATGTCTAAGTTTTCCATAATATTATAACAATTAACTTTGTTTTTATTTCTAATTTCCTATAGAAGCTTGTGTCTGTATAGTGTGGTCTAGTTGCTGCTGTGATGTCATTTGACTTGATACAACGTATGCCTGTATTGGTTGTTGGCTAAACTGAGCGCCTACACCTTGAGCTAATTGATTAACACCTGTAGAACCTACTAGGTTAAAGTCAAATTCTCTTGATGGAGCGCCTCCTCCAGTATCAGAGCCAGAAGGACCTCCTCCTTTAATTCCTTTTTGGTTAAGGCTAGTGGCTAATATACTAGCAATAGAAATACCAGCTCCAATCTTATTTTTTACAATTCTTGTTTTACCTAAAGCCATAGCCGTAGGGTCTCCAGCCATTGCTCTTGCAGAAGCGGCAACCAAAATGCTTTGATTGGCTGCGGTAGTATCAATTACAATTTTAGCTATTTTAGAACCCTTCTCAAGAACAAGAGCAGCCTTAGCTAGACCCTCATTCTCTCCAGCTATGCCCTTGAATACCTGACTAAGTCCACCCACCCAAGAAACGTACTCTAAATTAATTTGCTTCTTAGACTCTATCTTCATTCTTTCGAGCTCAATCTCTTGGTCCATTGTTTCTATGTCAAAAGCGTGCTGCATCTGCCTAAGCTCCATTTTTATTTGAAGTTCAGTAAAACTAGCTAATCTTAACTGCTCCTCTTTAGCGATTAAGGCTTCTTCAAACTCTTCCTCTCTTATAACTCCTACAGCGTCTTGTGCGGCAATTATGTTGTCGATATTTTCAGCGCCTACATCTGACTGAGGTCTGTTCAATCTACCTGTGCTTGTGTCTGTTCCTACAGAGCCAGCTCTTGTTCTAGCTAATTCTCCTCTGAGCTGAAGCATATCTTCATTAAACTTTCTAACCAACTCTAATTGTTGATTGAACCTTTTTGTAGCCTGTAAGTACTCTAAGGAAGTTAATGCTTCTTGATGCTCTTCTTCGGCTAATCTGATAGATTCGTTGTAATCTAATTTAGCTTTTGCCTTAGCTTCTTCTGTGGCATTTGAAGCCATAAAGTCTTTATACCTTAGTTCTTGTCTTCTTTTAAATGAATTAAGCCTTATTAACAAGTCCTGTTTTTCGTACTCTTGTTGCTTTTCAAGTAATTCAACTTGATTTATTTCCCTTAGTGAAAACTCCTTCTTATATTGAGCATTTATAAATTTTTCTAAATCAAGAAGCTGTCTTTTAAACATTCTATTTGAAGCTCCAGAACCTCCTTCAGTTTTCATTGTAAACAAATCCCCTATATTAGGAATCATGTCAATCAACTTGCTTATTTCTTCTTGCTGCTTACCTCTCTCTTTTGTTAGCTCCTTAACTTTATCAACCATAAAGTCCACACTTTTCTCTGCACTTAAAGCCATTTGCTCAACTCTATTCTCTCTACTTACAGCGCCTTCAAGAGCATCCTTATCTGCTTTAGCTCTAAGAGCTGTTGCTTCAGCTATTTTAGCGTTCAACTTAAAATTAGCCTCCTCTATCTCTAAAGTCTTTAATACAACCTCTCCGTACTTCTCTTCAACTAATGTTTGTATAGCTGTAGCCTTAGCCAAGTCTTCTAATCTTATTATCTTTTTTTCTATAGCTTGTACAGAGGCATCAGTCAATCTTCCGTTTTCATCTAACTGTACGTTTAAGTCCTTGTACTGACTGTTTATTCTTCTGACAGATTCCTTCGCTTCTTCTAAACCTAAAGTATTGTCTTCTTGTGCTCTTAACAATATTTTGAAGTTTGACGCAGCAGCAGCAATAGTTTCATTCATTGACTTAACATTCTTCTCAGCCTTGTTTGTTTGTGCGGAGAAGTAATCTATAGCAGCAATTACAGCTTGAAATGCAACTAATATACCAAGAGGACCCATTAATGCAGAACCCATAGCCTTAAGGGCAGCGCCAGCTCCACCAGCTTGTTTTGCCATAAAGGCAAAGTTAGATGCCAACTGTTGTAAGTTATTCGCAACACCTCGAATACCATAAGGAGCATCCGATACAACACGACCAAGTTCTAGTACAGATGCTGTAGCCCCACCAGAAGCGGCAGAAGCCCCTGACATAGCTTTACTTAGCTTATTAAAGTCGTTTGCGGCTACATTTATACTTCCGCTTGACTTAATCTTGCTGATATCAACTCCGAGCTGTTTAGCCGCCTGAGACGCTTGTTTTGCTGTTATTTTTATTTTATCAAAACCTTTTTCAAGCGACTTTAGCTCTACGTTGCCTTGCTTATCAACCTTTATTTTAATGTCTATGTTCTGTTCTGCCATTACTTACGTTTTAGTATATTTCTAAATTCTTTCCAGCTCTCTGGTCTTTTATATTTTCCTTTTGCTATGTCTATATCCTCATCTCCAATAAGGAAATCATTGGAGTTAAGTAAATCTATTAATTCTTTTAGTTTATCCATAATTAACTTAATGTAAATGTATATGTTGCACTTGGTTGACTCTCTTGTTCATCTAAAACTGCTGTTATGTAGACATCGTGACTACCAGCGCCAAAGTCAGCAACACCAAGTGTCATTTGAGCTGCATAAGCGTATGATTGCCAAAACGTGCCATCTACATAAACATTCCAACTTAAATTACTCATAAATCCTTCATCAGTAGACCCCTTAAATATAAATAATGAGTTTCCGTTATCTACTATAGGAATTATGCTTGGTTCGTTTATTGTGAAGCTAGAGTAAGCTATATCATTCATTAACTCTAAGTCTGCTTTACCAGTCGATAAATTAAGACTCAAAGAGTTCATTCTGTATCTTCTGTCATTAATCAGAATTACGTCATTCATTTTTAGTGTAGTAATTATAGGCATTGGCAAGTGAGCTGTTGCTTTAACTATCCTAGATTGCCTGTCGTATATCTGCAAAAGATATCTCTTATAGTATGTATTAAACAAGCTATTCTCATTAGAACCTTCTCCTTCCCATACATACCACTCATCGTATTCACTTCCGAAGTTTATGCTTTTT